CCCGAAAAAGTATGGCGACCGCATGGTGACCGAGCACACAGGCTCGGAAGGCGGACCGATTCAGATCAGCGACAACGAGCGCGCGGCCAAGGTTAAAGCCCTGATCGCCGCGGCAAGCCAGCGCAAGACCAAATGACGGTCGATGAATTCGATCCTGAAATTCTGCAGTACCTTACGCCTGAAGAACTGGCGGAGCTCGATGCTCTGCTGGCTGCAGACAAAACCATTTGGCGACCATTACCCGGACCACAATCCATGGCTTACTATTCCGAGGCCGATATCATTGGCTACGGAGGTGCAGCCGGGGGCGGCAAAACAGATTTGGCCTGTGGCAAAGCGCTCACGAACCATCGCAAAGTAGGCATCTTCCGACTGAATGGCACCGAACTAACCGGCGTCATCGACCGGTTTACGGACCTGATTGGATCTCGCAATGGCTACAACGGCCAGAACAACATCTGGCGCACTAAGCGGACCGACGGCGTCGACATCCAAATCGAGTTTGGATCGTTTCCAAACCTTGGCGACGAAAAGAAATACCAAGGCCGGCCACATGACCTGCTGGTGTTCGACGAAGCAGCCAACATGCGCGAGATTCAGGTGCGGTTCCTGATGGGCTGGCTGCGTACCACAGATGTCAATCAACGCTGCCAAGCACTGCTAACCTTCAACCCGCCAACGACCGCGGAAGGCCGCTGGATCATCGCCTACTTTGGTCCATGGCTGGACAAGAAACATCCAAACCCGGCAGAGCCCGGCGAGCTCCGATGGTTTGCGACCGTTGATGGCAAGGATCTTGAGGTCCAATCGGGCGCAGAGTTCGAGCACAATGGCGAGCTGATCAAGCCAATGTCGCGGACTTTCATTCCGTCGCGGATCAGAGATAACCCTTACTTGATGGGGACTGGATACATGGCCACACTGCAGGCAATGCCTGAGCCGCTGCGCTCACAAATGCTCAACGGCGACTTCAGCGCCGGCATGGAAGATGACCCGTGGCAGGTTATCCCGACCGAATGGGTCGAGATGGCGCAGGCCCGGTGGGTAAAGCCGCTCAAGCTTGCGCCAATGGACAGCATGGGCGTTGACGTTGCCCGAGGTGGCAAAGACCAGACCATCATCGCCAGACGCCATGGCATGTGGTTTGACGAGCCCTTGGCCTATGCTGGCAGCGCCACGCCTGATGGGCCCACTGTGGCTGGGTTGGTAGTCAGCGCGCTACGGGACCGGGCACCAATACACATCGATGTTATCGGCGTCGGATCAAGTCCCTATGACTTCCTGAACGAATCAAACCAGCAGGTGCTCGGCGTCAACGTGGCCGAGGCTGCGCTTGGGCTCGACAAGTCTGGCCGGCTGCGGTTCAAGAACCAGCGGTCCGAGCTGTGGTGGCGCATGCGTGAAGCGCTTGATCCTGCCAACAACACAGGCATAGCGTTGCCGCCTGATCCACGGTTATTTGCTGACCTGTGCGCGCCGACATGGAAATTGGTGGGCCAAACCATCTCGGTGGCAAGTAGGGAAGAGATACTCGAGCGCATCGGTAGATCGCCTGACTTTGCGTCGGCGTACTGTTTGGCGCTGATGGACACACCAAAACGATCAATTGCGATGGAATACGCTCGTCGCAATCAGAAAGAGGACTACGATCCGTATGCAAAACTTTAAGTTACTGGCACAAGGCATCAACATCGAACCGCTGGTGCAGGCGCTCGATGCTCGGCCTGACATGTGGGATCAGATCACCATCCGGCAAAACTTCCCCGGCACTGCTCACGCTGACACGCAATGCATCTACGTTCGTGGCCCAGAAGCATTTACCTACGAAAAGTACATGATGGATCTTGGCAGTTACGATTACCCTGCTGCGCATGTTCTGCGGGATGAACTGGTGCCAATCATGAAGCCGATTATTGAAGACATTCTGCAGGCAACCGAGGTTGGCCGGGTGCTGATTGTGAAGATGAAAGCCGGCGGGAAGCTGGTGCCGCATGTCGATGAAGGCCAATACGCCGACCATTTCTCAAGGTTTCACTTGTGTCTAACCGGTGGGCCCGGCAGTACGCTGACTGCAGGCGATGAGTCGCAACATTTTGCGCCGGGTGAGCTGTGGTGGTTTGATCACAAAGCCGAGCACACGGCACAAAACGATGAGGCTACCGACCGAATCCACATAATCATCGACGCAGTTACACCATTGTTCCCAATGCCACGGTGCCCGTATGAAAACGACAAGCCCATAATGTCACGGGAAAGTGGGGCACGAACGACCGAAATTAGGCTGTCTGATGTGTCTGAGATGCAGGCATTGGCATCAGATCTTTTTTCTGATCATTGGAATGAGGTGGCAAAAAACAAGCATGTGATGGTGTTGAAACCTGACTGGACAGCATACAGGCTGCTTGAGTCGCAACACAAACTGCTTGTGCTTGCTGCGTTTATTGATGGCAAGCTGGTTGGATACAGTGCCAACATAATCAACAGGCATTTGCATTACTTTGATTTAGTGATCTGCAACAACGACATTTTGTTTGTTCACAAGGATCACAGGTCATCACCAGTTGGCCTGCGATTGATACGCGAGACAGAAAAAATGGCAAAGCAAGCAGGTGCGCAAATGATGTTGTGGCATGCGAAACAAGAGACTGCTTTGGATAAAATTATGCCGAAGCTGAAATATCAAGTTCAAGACATTATTTATTCGAAGGAGATCTAATCATGGCAGTTACAGCCGCAGTCGCAGCCGCTACATCAACGGCCTACAGCATTTACGCTGGTGAAAAGCAAGCTAGGCAACAAGAAAAAAGTTTGGAAATGCAGGCCGAAGCAAATAAAAAAGCAGAAGCAGCAGCACTAAAACAAGAGAAAAGCTCAGAAGAAAATATCCGGGCAGCTAACCGCAAACAGGCTGATGTAAGCGCCATTCTTGCGGCGGCACAGGACACAGGTGGCGCAGATCGTACATTGTTGACCGGCCCAATGGGTATTGATCCTAATCAATTGGCACTCGGCAAAAACACTCTCCTCGGCGCATAAACATGAGTCAATATCCCAGCGACGCACAATCAAATCCCAAGTCGGTGACTCGGGATAAGCTGTTTACCCGCTGGGGGCAGCTCAAGTCTGAGCGCGCAACTTGGTGGGCACACTGGCAAGAGATCACCACATACCTGCTGCCACGCAATGGCCGGTACTTTATACAGGATCGTGACCGTGGCCAGCGCAGGCACAACAACATCTACGACAACACCGGCACACGAGCGCTTCGAATACTTGGCGCAGGCATGATGGCTGGCGCAACCAGCCCAGCCCGGCCATGGTTCAGGTTGGCAACTGCTGACCCTGAGCTCAATGCGTATCACCCGGTAAAGCTGTGGTTGGAAGATGTGACCACGCGCATGCAGGTAGTGTTTCAAAAGTCAAATACGTACCGCACATTGCACCAAATGTACGAAGAGCTGGGCGCATTTGGCACTACGTCATCGATCTTACTGTCAGATCCACGCACTGTCATCCATCATTACCCGTCAACGGTTGGAGAATTCTGCATTGCCACTGACTATCGCGGCACAGTTGACACCATCTATCGCGAGTTTGAAAAGACAGTTGCGGAGTTGGTGAAAGAGTTTGGGTACAAAAACTGTTCGACAACTGTTCAAAACATGTATGACCGCGGCACACTGGATGCATGGGTGCCAATTATTCATGCCATCGAGCCACGTACTGATCGTGACATCATGAAGCGCGACAACAAAAACATGCCGTTCAAGTCGGTGTATTTTGAAGTCGGTGGCAACGAAGATCAGTATTTGCGCGAGTCTGGGTTCAATGAGTTCCCAGCATTGGCACCTCGGTGGTCAACAGTTGGCGGCGACATCTATGGCAATGGCCCCGGCATGGAAGCTTTGGGTGATATCAAGCAGCTGCAGCACGAGCAACTACGCAAAGCACAGGCGATTGACTACCAGACCAAGCCACCATTGCAAGTCCCAACATCGATGAAGAACCGTGATGTTGACTCATTGCCGGGTGGTATCAGCTATGTCGACGCCAACAGCCCACAGGGCGGCATCAAAACAGCATTCGAAGTAAACCTGAACTTGCAGCATTTGCTTATGGACATTCAGGATTGCCGAGAGCGCATCCGTGGTGCGTTTTACGCTGACCTGTTCATGATGCTGGCCAATGCAACTGACACCCGTATGACTGCAACTGAGGTTGCCGAGCGCCATGAAGAAAAGCTGCTGATGCTAGGCCCCGTGCTTGAGCGATTGCACAATGAACTGTTAGATCCGCTGGTCGATAAAACCTTCCAGCGCATGGTCGAGTTCAACATGCTGCCTCCGCCACCACAGGAACTGCAGGGAATGGAACTGTCGGTCGAGTTTGTATCGATGTTGGCACAGGCACAGCGCGCAGTGGGCACCAATAGCGTTGACCGTTTGGTCGGAAATCTTGGTGCTGTGGCGCAGTTCAAGCCTGATGTGCTCGATAAATTTGATGCTGATCAGTGGGTCGACAGCTACAGCGACATGCTGGGCGTGGATCCCAAGCTGATTATTGCCAACGAAGATGTGGCCCTGATCCGTCAAGCGCGCGACCAAGCAATGGCTGCAAAAGAACAAGCAGCAATGATGCAGCAACAGGCAGTAACGGCTAAAGATCTGGCAGCTGCGCAGACCGGCCAATCCGAAAACGCGCTGACTGATGTCATGAACATGTTCAGCGGTTACAACTCACCATCAGCTACCGAGGTCTAATATGGCAATGATCAGCATGAAGCAAGAAGCCGAGCGCGAAGAGATGCCCGGCGAAATTGAATACGAAGAGCCAATGTATCCCTATGGCTTGTGCCTACGTCTTGAGCAGGACCAGATGGAAAAGCTGAGTATTACCACGCTGCCATCTGTCGGCACTGAGATGACTATCACTGCCAAGGTTTTCGTCAAAGGCACCAGTGCTTACGAGACACAGGGCGGCAAAGACATGAGCATGGAACTGCAAATTACGGACATGGAGATCGGCGCAAGCGACAAGGCACCGACTGCCGAGCGCAACGCTACCTTGCTGTACGGTGCCTGATCATGCCTGCCAAGTCAGAAAAGCAGAAACGGTTTATGCAGGCCGTGGCACACAGCAAAGAGTTTGCCAAAAAGGTCGATGTGCCGCAGTCTGTGGGCCGGGAATTTATGGCTGAAAAGCTATATCCGGCCTCTGACAAGGATAAGAAAAAGTCGAGGTGACATATGTCTAAGCCGGGATTGTGGGCCAACATTCATGCCAAGCGTAAACGTATTGAGGCTGGGTCTGGTGAGCGCATGCGCAAGCCGGGTGAAGAAGGCGCGCCAACACGCAAAGATTTCAGAGAGTCTGCAGCCGAAAAGCTGTACGGCAAAGACAAGAAAAAATAAAGGCTGACTGTGTTCTATCCATCACGGACCGAAGATGATCGCTCAGAACCGTTTGAGCTGCAAGTAGCGCGTGGCCTAATCAAAGGCCATTCGCTGGTCAATGTGTTTGGGTATCAATCGCTAGTCAATTCAGTGTTTATCCCGATATGGGAAAACGCAACCGTATACACGTATCCACCAGCAGCCACGATCATGCAAATGGTCAGCGACAGCGCATCGGACACAGCAGTATCGGTTCGCATCATGGGTCTGAACGCAGCGTATGAGCCCATCACAGAAGTGGTCACGCTTAATGGCACGACGCCTGTGTCTACCATAGGGTCATACTTCAGGATCAACAACATCGTAACTGTGTCTGGAAACGCTGTTGGCAATGTAACGCTGGCCGCTAGTGGGGTGACTTACGCCAAGATCAATGCCGGCGTCGGGCGCAGCCAAATGAGTTTGTACAGTGTGCCTGCCGGGTATTCTTTCTTTTTGACACGAGTCGATTTGTTTTCCAATTTGTCTGGTGGGTCTGGCAATCATTGCCTGTACAGGGTCCAAACCGAGTACCCCAACGGCGTCAACATTGATATCTTGCAGACGCCATTTACGGACAGATACGAAGCCCGGCGCGTGGTGCCATTTCCGTATCTTGAGAAAACAGACATTCAATGGCAGGCCAGAGCATTTCAGCAAACGGCTGAGATAGGTGTTGTCATCGAGGGCATTCTGATACGGAACGAGCATTGAGTGCCCGTATGATTTGACAACGAGATAAATTACACAATGAGCAATTACGATCCAACCGATCTTCGTAGTCAGGAAAAGCAGAAAGCGGAGAAAGTTACCCGCGAGAAGATTTCCAAAGAAAACGAAGAGGCGGACATTAGGTGGCTCATGGGTACAAAGCGGGGCCGTCGCATATTGTGGCGGCTCATGGATCAATCCGGTGTGTTCCGGCTATCGTTCAACACCAATGCGATGCAGATGGCTTTCGCAGAAGGTAACAGGAACTTTGGCAACCGCATGCTGGCAATGATTCACGAACAATGCCCTGAGCTTTATCCAACAATGTTAAAGGAACAGAAAAATGACAGACACGCTGATGACGGAAGCCACAACGACCAATGACGGCGCACCCGCATCGCAAGACGTAGGAAGCAATTCACCGACGGGTGATGCGCAACCTGCGAATGGGCAGCAAGCATCCGACGGGCAGAACCAAAGCCAGACTACAGAGAATGGCGATGGCAATACCGAAGGCAACAAGCAAGGCGATAAACCTGTAGAAGGCGCGCCAGAAAAGTACGACTTCAAGTTCGATGAGGGCAAGACAGTCGACGCCGGAATACTAGATGTGTATTCGGAAGTTGCTAAGGAGTTGAATCTGACTCAGGACGCTGCGCAGAAGATGCTCAGTAAGCTGGCCCCGGTAATCGAGGGCAAACAGCTCGAGCGTATTGAATCGGTAAAGAACGAATGGACCAAAGCATCTGTATCTGACAAGGAATTTGGCGGCGATAAGCTGGCAGAAAACCTTCGAGTAGCAGAAAAAGCTTTGAGTGAATTTGGCACTGACCAGTTGCGCGCGCTACTCAAAGACTCTGGGCTGGGAAATAATCCGGAGGTAATCCGGTTTATGTACCGCGCAGGGAAGGCAATCAGTGAAGACAGCTTTGTCGGTGGAAACAAAGGCCAAAAGAATAAAGGCCCGATGACTTTCAATGACCACGCTGCCGCACTCTATTCCAATCAGCAAACTTAACAGGAGCAAATCATGGCAACTCTTTCTGCAACCGCACTCACGCTGGCCGATTGGGCCAAACGTATTGATCCCGAAGGCCGTGTACCAGTAGTCGCCGAACTGCTGTCACAGTCAAATGAAATCCTCGAAGACTGCATGTTCAAGGAAGGCAACCTGCCTACCGGCGAGCGCGTAGTTATTCGTACTGGCCTGCCGACCGTTTACTGGCGCGCACTGAACCAAGGTATCCCAAACTCCAAATCGACCACAGCACAGGTTGATGAGGCTTGCGGCATCCTTGAAGCTCGCTCGGAAGTCGACAAAGATCTGGCCATGCTGAACGGCAACACGGCTCAATTCCGCCTGTCGGAAGATACCGCGTTCCTCGAAGCAATGAACCAGACTCAGGCAACCACGCTGTTCTACGGCAACCCCGGTACTGATCCTAAGCAGTTCCTCGGTCTGGCTGCTCGTTACTCCAGCCTGTCAGGCGGCAACGCTCAGAACATCCTGTCCGCAGGCGGCTCTGGCTCTGACAATACTTCGATCTATCTCGTGGTTTGGGGTGACAACACTGTCTACTGCCCATTCCCGAAAGGCTCGAAAGCTGGTCTGATCCATGAAGATCTGGGCGAGCAGACTGTCTACAACAGCGATGGCACCCGTCTGCAGGCATACGCAACACGTTACCAGTGGAAAAACGGTCTGGTCGTTAAAGACTGGCGCTATGTCGTTCGCATCTGCAACATCGATGTGTCCGATTTGATCGCTCAAACTGGCACACAAGCTGCAAACGTATCGACAGCAATCATCAAGCTGATGGCTCGCGCTCTGTATCGTATCCCGAACATGAGCATGGGCCGCGCTGCTTTCTACATGAACCGCACTGTGCACTCTGGTTTGGCTCTGGCCGCTCTGGACAAATCGCAGTACGTTCTGAAGATCGAGCAGGGTCTGACACAGTTTGGTCAGCCTAATAGCTGGCTGTCGTTCTTGGGCGTCCCTCTGCGCCGTGTTGACGCTATCCTCAACACCGAAGCAGTCGTGTCCTAATCAACCAGAATCGAAAGGAAATAAATCATGATTACCGATAAACTGCTTCGCGTTTCGGAAGATCAAGCACTCACAACGACTGCTGTTTCGACCGACACTATCGATCTGTCAGTAGCTCGCGACATTGGCGAAGGCCAAGATCTCTTTATGAACTTTGCAGTGACCACGGCTTTGGCTGGCGGCACCTCTGTCAAGTTTGAAGTGATTGCTGCAACCAATGCCGCATTATCCTCTGGTGTTGTCGTAATTGGCTCTTCTGATGCAGTCTTGACCGCATCACTGGTTGCTGGTTACAACACAGCAGTTCGTATCAACCCGCAAATCGCGTCCACTGGCCAGCGCTATCTTGGCGCTCGCTACACCATCTCCGGCACCTATACCTCTGGTAAGGTAACGGCTGATGTTGTGATGGATATCCAAGACGGTAAGAAGTACTACGCATCTGGCTTCGCCGTCGTTTAATGAAAGGAAAGCACTATGCCTACATACCGAGTTCTAGAAAAATCATTTATCAACAATGCCATCCGCGAGGAAGGCGAGCTTGTTGAGTATGATGGCAAAGCCGGTTCAAATCTTGAGCTGGTCGATGGCTCTGATGATGAACAGGCCAAATCTCCCAAGCGTAAATGGGAGAAGAAGTCTCAAGCAACTGAAGAGCAGAACGAAGTAGAAGGCTCGGTGTAATCTTTCGAAGCCGTAATTACTGGGGCCGTCGGGAAACCACGGCCCCTTTTACATAGGAGTCAAGCATGGCATCCGAAGTCGACATCGTAAATTTGGCGCTATCTCATATCGGTGACCGTGCCAATGTCTCCAGCATCAACCCGCCGGAGCAATCAATGCAGGCAGAGCTGGCTGCACGGTTTTATCCAATCGCGCGAGATACTTTGCTTGAGATGCATACGTGGTCGTTTGCAACTCGCAGAGATTATTTGGCGCAGCTAACGAACACATGGGACCAATGGCAATATGCATACGCATATCCACAAAGTGTCGCCAAGATTATTGCAGTCATACCACCAGAAGCAAACGACGATTATTCAAGCAGGTTTGGCATCACGAATGTTTACGGAATTTCAGAGACTTACAGTCCAGTTGTCGCCGCTGGCCATTATGTACCTCAGCCTTTTGCAGTTGAAAGCGATTCAACTGGCGCGCGCATCATTTACACGAATCAAGAAAACGCGATCTGCAGATACACAACTTTTGTAACAGACACAACGAAGTTTTCGTCATTGTTTACTTTGACATTGTCGTGGCATCTAGCATCTATGATGGCTGGCCCAATCATTAAAGGCGAAGTCGGAGCCGCTGAGGCTGGAAGATGCACAAAGATGATGGTCGGCTTTTTGTCTCAGGCAAAAATGTCTGATTCTGATCAACGTGACAGCAAACCTGAGCACATTGTGCAATGGGTCGCCGGGAGATAATTATGCCAATTGATATGAGCAAATACGCCAGCGTTTTGTATGCAAATCAAAATACTGGTCCTGATCAAATGGATGACAGCATGTACAGGCCAGATGGCTCAATCAAAAGCATGAAGGGTTATCTTGGCCCAATGGAGCGCCCAGATGGCACGGTATCAACGGAGATATCAGCAGGCTTTGAGATTGATGGCAAAGAAATGGATATACCGCTTATGGTGCCCGGATTGACCAAAGCAGAAATTGATTATCTTTTGACTGCTGACATGGATAGCGAAGACTTTTTTAAAAATATGCCTGAGTCAATTCAAGACAAGGCTATTGAGCATGCAAAAAAGCGCATAAAAGAAGGTAAAAATGTCTTTTATCAGGACGGTGAGGAGACACAATAATGCCATCAACCCGCACCCTTATACGATCATTTGCAGGCGGCGAGATGTCGCCAGAGATGTTTGGTCGAATTGATGATGTAAAGTTTCAATCTGGTGCGGCAAAAGTGCGAAACTTTATTGTTACTCCACAAGGTCCGGCAGAAAACAGGCCCGGCACGACGTTTGTTCGTGAGGTCAAGGATTCAACAAAGCGCACACGGCTTATTCCGTTTACGTTTTCAACAACGCAAACTATGGTTATTGAAATCGGCGCAGGCTACTTCCGATTTCACACCAATGGTGCCACGCTTTTGGCTGGTAGCCCTGCTGCTTACAATGGTGCAACTGCCTACACTGTCGGCGCATTGGTAAGTTCTGGAGGTGTCAATTATTATTGCATCGCCAATACCACAGGCAACGCACCGCCAAACGCAACGTATTGGTATCCGCTTCCAACCGCGGCCTATGAAATTCCAAATCCATATGCTGAATCAGATTTGTTTGACATACACCATGTGCAGTCATCAGATGTTTTGACACTTGTTCATCCGGGATATCCACCAAGGGAGCTGCGTCGACAAGGCGCTACACAATGGGTTCTTAGCACGATTAATTTTGGCGCTCCAATATCTCCGCCCGGCACTGTTACAGCAACTGCTAGTGGTCACACAACAGCAAAGTACACGTACTCATACAAGGTAACGGCAATTGCTTCTGACGAAGTAAATGAATCTATAGGATCGTCAACTGCATCAGCAAGTGGAAACTTACTCGAGACTGGCGGCATTGTTACTATTTCATGGTCTACAGTATCCGGAGCATCGTTGTATCGTGTTTACAAATTGCAAGGTGGTGTGTTTGGATACATTGGACAAACGACTACGTTATCAATTATTGATGACAACATAGCGCCGGATTTGAGCGTAAGCCCACCAAACTACGACAGCGTTTTTGCCAGCTCAAATAATTACCCCGGTGCAGTGTCTTATTTTGAGCAACGTAGATGTTTTGCTGGAACAAATTTTC